GCATCGGCAACCTTTGGGCACGAGGCAACATGGTTAAAGCAATCCGTGAAGCAGCGCAAGCCATCGGAGCCAGCACCATGATCGGCACCAAGCTCACAGTCAAGTACACCGGTGATGGCGAAAAGAAGTCAAAAGCCTTCAACGCACCAAAGTTGTACAAGGCCAAGGTTGAGCCAGCCGTGAAGGATGACTCAGAATCAATGTGGTAAATCCACAATAAATCGTGACAGGTTGGGTATCGAGTTGACCCCCATCAACCCCCTGCGGTACCCAACCTGTCGCACTTATCTAAACCAGGAGAACAAGTGACTATTCAAGACCTAAAGAACGCGGTTGCGTTTCTTGAGAAAAGTTTCGTCGGTCAAGGTGACCAAGAACGACTCTTCAAAACTATCGAAGCACTAAAAATTGAAATTGCTAGGAGGCAAAAAAAATGATTGACATGAACCAATTCGCTGAACTTGAGCTGCGGGTCAACGACCTACAAAACGCCCTCGCCAGAGTGACCGAGGAACGAGACAACCTCAAAGACGTATCAGACTCACTCTTCCGAGAACTCGAATCCTGTCGAGTAACACTCACCCAAGCCAACTCAGACATCTCACGCTTGCGCGTCTACCTAGCCCAAGGAGCCGAACTGTGAACCCGATGATTCTGTCTGACAAGGTTGCGGAAATGATTAAAGACCTAGAAGTCGAGGTCGGTATTAAAGAGGTTGCACTCAACTCAGCGATGCGACGCATCAACGAACTCAAGAACCAGGTTGAAGAACTGCTCATAGAAAACGACGAACTGAGGGAGAGAATCCGTGACTACGGAAATCGGTAACTTCCCAGACGCACCCCACACCATCTCAGTCCTCACCCACCGAGACCAGTCAGCGAATTGGGTGGCACACATCGCCAACCATGACATCATGAATGCCAAAGATAGCAACGGCCTCTACCTGCTCGTCAGCCTTGACGAAGACGGTACCGTCACCATTGCTACCAAGCCTGGTAGCGCGTGGGATTCACGCTGGTCATCGCCAATCCGACTGGAACGACGATGAGCAAAGACAATGAGTTAGCCCTTGACCTATTCATGCTCGGCTATGAACGCAACGAACTCGTACACATGCTGAACGAAGCGAACCAGCTCATCGAATCATTACGCAACGAATTAGAAACACTTAGAGAACAGTTAGGAAAATAATGGAAGCCATGATTGCACTCATCATCATTCTGTCAGCCTTCTTCTATTGGTTGACCCGATGATCTACCGAGTCCAATGCAACAAGTGTGGCTCGATGGTTAGACACGACACACAAATCCTTCAAGGCTGCCTCTGTGACCCTGACGCTCCAACGTGGATCGCCATCCAACCGGACGGACGAATGCTCAAGATGAGCCATGCCGATTACACAGTCTTTGAGCAAGCATGAGAGTCTCTGAACTCTGTCTCTGCATCCCGCAACCAGTCATCCCTCAAAGCCCGTCATGCGGTGAAAAGATGGATGACTTTGACGAATGACTATGACGACCCAATCGCAGAATATATAGAAGCGAGCGCAGAAGGACTTTGCACCGCCTACATTGTCATCGCCAACATCGAACGCATCTCAGGTGACCAAACATTCTGGGTGACCACCCTACGCAACCAAACCGCCTCAACCAGCCTCGGCCTACTCGAATCAGCGAGCGCAGCAGAGAAGTATCGGATCGCCAGGTCATTCAACAACCGGTATGACGAAGACGAAGACGAATAACAACTACACTCAAAACACTCAAGCCTTTAGGAGGGCAAAATATGAATGTACTCAGCTTGTTCAGCGGTGTCGGAGGCTTTGACCTCGGTCTAGAAAACGCTGGCATGAAAACCATCTACCAATGCGAATGGGACAAACACGCCAACTCCATCCTTGAACGCCATTGGCCTATGGTGCCACGATGGGGTGACATCTCAACACTCACAGCAAAAGAAATCCTGCGACACGGAACACCACCAGACGTTGTTGCATGGGGCAGCCCATGTCAAGACCTCTCAGTCGCAGGCAAACGAGCCGGTCTAGAAGGCGAACGCTCAGGACTATTCCATGAAGGCATACGAATCATCAACGAACTACGAAAGGAAACTAACAATGAATACCCAAGAATCTCTATTTGGGAAAACGTCGCAGGAGCATTATCTTCCAACAGAGGTGCTGACTTCGGAGTCATCCTCGATGAAATGGCTAAAGCAGGGGCGATGGTCATCGAATGGGGACTCTTGGATGCGCAACACTTCGGAATCCCCCAACGACGCAGACGAGTCTTCTGCATCGCTATCTTCAATTCTGCAACCGCCAACATCTGTCCAAGCCCGCTACTACCTGTCGGCGAAAGCTTGCGAGGGAATACTACGAAGGGCAAACCGAAGAGGAAAAGTGCTGCCAACACGCTTACAGAAGGCTCTGGAGCAGGTGGTGGAATCGTCAACGCAATCGGTGCCAGCATCTACCATCACGGAACCGTAGTCAACCAAGATGTCGGATCGGGACACATGGTCGTTGAAGGTTACACATCATCATCCTTCGCCCAATACCAAGAAGGCGTAGGAACGCTCCGATCAAACGGCGGTGACCTTGGTGGGGGTAGCGAAACATTGATTGCTGAACCGTATGTGAAGTCTCGTCGTGCGCAATCTGCAACCGATGACGAAACCTGGGTACCAGGTGAAGTCAATCCAACACTTAACTCGTTTGATGTTGGTGATACACGATCCACAACTGTTGTGGTCGGTTCTTTGCAGGCGAGAGATTACAAGGGTGTCAACCATGAAGGCGCACGGGACGGTAAATTAATAATTGAACAACCAATGCTGATTGACGGTACTCGTGTTGACGATGTGCGAGTCTATGAGCCACCGGTGCAGACATTAGGCGCACGAATGGGAACAGGTGGGAACAATGTTCCCGTTATTGGCTTCAGCCACACTCAAGGCTTATCAGCACAGCCATCAGAAAATGCCTTCCCAACATTAAGAACAGAAGGAAACGGGATGGCTGTTGCTATCCCGATTGATACTCGGAACGCTTTGCGTGACCCAGAGAAACATGATGCACAAAACCGTCAAGGCTTAGGTATCGGTGAAGATGGTGACCCAATGGCGACACTCACCTCAACCCATGTCAACGCTGTTGCATTTCAGTATTCAGGTGATCGCAATAATCGCAGCGTTTCGGTAAGCGAAGAACTTGCCTACACTCTCGCTGCGAACGCTCAAAGCAAAGTTCAGGCTGTTGCTTACGATGAGTACAACGACAGCATCAACGAAACGCATCATGCGTTACGAGCAGGCACCAAACAATCAACAGGAGTGCTGCTTGGAGGTGAAGTTGCTGGAACTTTGCGTAGTGGTGGTTCAGGCGGTGTCCCATCGTCACGCGGTGAACACCTAGTCGCAGAACCATCAATGGCTGTACGTCGACTAACCCCGTTGGAATGTGAACGGCTGATGGGTTGGCCTGATGACCACACCCGTTACAAGGCTGACGGTACCGAACAGGCTGACACTCACCGCTATAAACAATGCGGTAACGGTGTCGCTAGCCCTGTTGCTGAGTGGATTGGCAAGCAGCTCATGAGACTAGATGAGGCTCCACAATGACGATGCGTGAAGAAGCCATCAAACTCGCAGAGTTAGGTATCAGGGTTATCCCGATTAAGCCTGGTCAGAAGTATCCACCGATGTCACAATGGCAAAACAAAGCCAGCAACGACATCCACGTTGTCAACGACTGGTTCACCAGCCAATACTCAGGTTACGGAATCGGTATCGCAACAGGAGCAACACGACACGGACGCATCTTCGTACTCGACGTGGACGATAGGGAAGAATACAAAGGCTCAGACACCCTGCATGACCTACAAGAAAAGTATGGTCAACTTCCCGAAACCGTTACAGCAATTACGGGTACCGGTGGACAACACCTGTACTTCTACTGTGACCAAGACATACGCAACGACGCAGGATCACGCCTCGGAGTAGGACTTGACATTCGTGGTGAAGGAGGACAAGTCCTCGCAGCCCCAACCATCCACCCCAACGGACGAACCTACCAATGGGAACACGGCCTCAGCCCACACGAACGCAAACCAGCCAAAGCACCAGACTGGCTCGTCAAACTCTTAACCAAACAACCAGAGATGGTCAAACCAGCAGGTCAACCCGACAACTTCCTCACCGACCCCAATACCCCATCGGCTCGATACAACGCCAAGACCACATGGGAAGAACTCCTCATCCCTGACGGCTGGACACTCGCCAAGACTGACCGGCATGGTGAACAGCATTGGGTTCGCCCAGGCAAAGACCCTAGGGACGGAACCTCAGCCACCATTGGTCACAACGGCAACGACGCACTCATCGTCTTCACCTCCAGCATCCCTTGGCTACCAGAAGGCGGATACAACCGCTTCGGATACTATGCAGCGTCAAAGCATGGAGGCGACTGGAAACAAGCCTCACAAGCCTTCCTAGCCACCAATGAAGGCAAACCCGAACCCATCACCCCAATCCCCACACCCGATGAGATGCTGTCAATGCTCGTGGACTGGAAAACATTCTGGTCACTCGAACACGCCACCGAAGAATGGTTAGCCAAACCACTCATCGCCAAAGGCAGACAGACAGCCCTATTCGCTGGAGCGAAAACAGGTAAGTCATGGCTCACACTCAACGTCGTTGCAGCACTAGCCTCCGGTAAACCCATCCTCGGACAACCAGCCCAACCACCCATCCATTGCCTATACCTCGACTACGAAATGATCGAATCAGACCTCTACGAACGCCTAGAACAATTCGGCTACACAGAAGACGACGACCTATCCCACCTCCACTACGCACTCATCCCCAACCTCCCCCCACTCAACACCACCGAAGGTGCCTCAGCCATCATGAAACTCGTAGAGCTAACCAAGGCTGAGGTCGTGGTGATTGACACCACAGGACGCGCCATCGATGGTGAAGAGAACTCTGCTGACTCCTACCGTGAGTTCGCACGAACCACAGGACTCAGCCTGAAGCGAGCAAACGTCGCCTGTGTGCGCACAGACCACGCAGGAAAAGACGGAGGCAAGAAACAAGGCCAACGAGGTTCCTCAGCCAAGAACGACGACGTGGACATCGTGTACCGACTCGACAAGTCAGACGATGGCCTGACCCTCAAGCGCACCCACACACGCATCAGCTGGGTACCAGAAACCGTCAGCCTCATAGTCGAAGACCTAGACGACATCATCAGCATCAGACTCCGCACCAAAGAACTCAAAGGCTGGACACTCGCAGAACTCGCCCTCGCCAAACGCCTAGACGAACTCGGCATCCCACGAGAAGCAGGAGTCAACGAAACCCAACGAATCGCCAAAGAACGAGGACTCACACTCGCACGCAAATCAATCCTCGGACGAGCCATCCAATGTCGCCAACAACCACGACCAGACCCACTAGAAACGGGAACCACCCTCGGGAACCACTTCACAGAACCCAACACGGACAAGGGAACCACCCCCCGTACCGTAAGGTACGGTGGGGTTCCGTCCCTCCCCCAGCCCACCCAAGCCATCATCAATCAAGACAACATCAACCTCGAATCAGAACTCTGGTAACCATGCCCATCCAACGCCCCTGTCTAGTGTGCAGACGACTCACCACCAATATCCAACGATGCGATCTATGCCAGGCGGCATGGCAATCCAACCGAAACAAGAAGCGAATCCATTACCAAGGTGATTACGCATCACGAGCCAAGCGAGTACGGGACACCACCCTCCTCTGTTGGCTGTGTGGCAAGGGCTCTAACCCTGATGACCCTTGGCAGGCCGATCACGTCACTCCAGGCGATTTGAACTCGGAGCTTCGTGGTGCGCATCGCAGTTGTAATGCTTCTAGAGGGAATCGAGGCAAGTCGTGACACCCCCACCGGCACCTCGGGGGGTGGGGTCAAACTCAAAACCTCCTATGTCAAAACTACCCAGGCCGTACATCAAAATTTTGTGGTCGGTAGTCCCCTACCGCCTACACTTGGGTCATGCCAAAAGTGTCAACGGGTGTGGGTCGAGGGAACAAGGCCGAACCGTTGGAACGGAAACGTGCGAGAGGCGCACGGGTTCGGAATGGTTTGGCAGCTCAACCGATGCCGGAGTCGGCGTTGGCTTTGGTGGATTTGTCGGTCATCCCAGAACCTCCAGCAAGTTTGGGTCAGGTTGGGGTTGCGTATTGGGGGATTTTGTGGACGGCTGGTCGGAGGCATCTGAGCGAGTTGCACGACACTCCGTTGATGTCAAGGTTGTGTTCCAACTTCGACAAGATCGCAGAGTTGGAAAATTGGTTGGGGTCGGATGTCGAGCGTCGTTGGTACACGAGTCCGAATGGTCAGATTGTGACTCATCCTGCGGTGAAGCAGATAGATCAGATGGATGCTCAGAACACGGCTTGGATGTCTTTGATGGGTTTCACTCCGAGCGACAGAGCCAGGTTGGGGTTGGCAGAGATTCGGGTTGCCAATGAGCTTGACCAGTTCAGGAAGCGCAAAGCCAACGTGGTCGACACCGAGGTTGTATCCGAAGTCTGATGGTGCGTTGGTCTCTGATTTTGCAAGAACTTTTCTTCATGTCTCGAAGGGTGTTCGTGCGGGTGAGCCATTGGTGCTTACTGGTTGGCAGTCTGATTTATTGGATAATCTTTTTGAGCGTCGTCCTGATGGTCTCCTTCGTTACCGACGTTCGCTGATTGGATTACCTCGCAAGAATGGCAAGAGCCTTCTGGGTTCGCTTGTTTGTTTGTACAACTTGATTGAGGGTGAGCCTGGTGCTGAGGTGTATTCGGCAGCAGGTGACCGACAGCAAGCAAGAGTTGTGTTCAATGAGGCGAAGTGGCAGGTCACGCAGTCGCCAGCGTTGTCGGGTGTATGCAAGGTGTATCGAGATGTCATTGAGGTTCCGTCTACCGGTGCGATCTATCGAGTGCTATCTAGTGATGCCAAACTTCAACAAGGTCTAAACCCATCAGCCGTGTGCTTCGATGAGTTGCACGTACAGCGTGACTCGGAATTGTTTGATGCGCTTACGTTGGGTTCGGGTGCAAGAAAAGACCCACAAATTATGGCGATCACTACGGCTGGTTTTGACTTGGACACAATTTGCGGATTCTTGTACAACTACGGCAAGCAAGTTATTTCTGGTCAGAAGGTTGACGAGCGGTTTGGGTTTTGGTGGTGGGAAGCACCGGATGGTTGTGCTGTTCATGACCGTCAAGCGTGGGAGCAAGCGAACCCGAACTTGGCTGAAGGTTTGCTCGACTCGGAAGACATGGAGGTCAGTATGAACCAGACTGCCGAGATTCCCTTCAGGCGTTATCGCCTAAATCAATGGGTACGTCAGGATCAGGATTCAACTTGGCTTCCTGCGGGTGGTTGGGAACAATGTCAATCAGAACTACAGGTTGACCCCGACTTGCCGATGTTTGTTGGGATTGACATGGCCTTGAAACATGACTCGATTGCTGTGGTGTTGTGTCAACCACAGAGTCATCGTCTGGTGGTTCGTGCGAAGATTTGGATTCCAGATGGGACGATGACAGACATCGCAGCAGTCGAGCAATATCTGCGTGGCTTGCATCGTGACTTCAATGTCCGTGAGTTCGCTTATGACCCAGCGTTCTTCCAGCGTTCGGCTGAGGCTTTGGCTGATGATGGTTTGCCGATGGTCGAGTTCCCGCAGTCTGCTCAGCGTATGGTGCCTGCTATCGGAACGCTGTATGAGTGCATTGTGAATCAGCAGTTGGCTCATGATGGCGATCCGATGTTCACCGATCAGGTGTTGTCTGCTGTGCCACGTCAGACCGATGCTGGTCTTCGTCTGTCGAAGGGTAAGTCAAGACGCAAGATTGACGCTGCGATTGCGTTGTCTATGGCGGTGGATCGTGCGAC